TTACACTAAAATTAGCTGTTCTTGAGAACTTTTTTACTAAAATACCGTTTTTTATTAATGATTTAAATTTAATTGTATTATCATCTTTTATTATTAAATAATGATTTCCTTTTAAATTATAATCATTTGTATATCTTAATTTCCATTTCCCATAACAAAAATTTTTTATTCCAGATGAACTTACAATATATAATATTGATACTAATATTAATATAAGTAGTTTTAACATATTTACTCCTGTTTACTTATATTACTATCAAATACTTATTTATTCAATATTTTTAGATTCAATATAACTAGTCAACCCCTTATAATAAAGAGGATAAGATAAATTAGGTTTTATTTTTGATTTAGACTTATCACTTGATGAAGGCATTCCCATTGTAACAGAACATCCACCTGTTTCCAAATAAGATACATCAAATCCTGTAATTCCTCTATCTAAAGCTTCAAACATAATCTTAATAACATCTGATTCTAAACCCACATGCAAATGTAAACTTATTGACTCGTATGGAACACCTTGTGAATGTGCTTGATCAATAATTGAAATAAATGATTTAGGAGTTAGTGATCCAACTGTATCTGATAAACATATTGTATTAACACCACATTCTTTCCAATACCAAACTATTTGTTCACATATATATATATGATCAATTGGTCCTGCTAATGGACAAGTATCAATACAACTCAAATATAACTTGATTTTACCTTGAAAATTATCACATATATATTTAATATTTTGTTTAGTTTGTTCTAATGTCTTTTTTGTATTTGCTAGCTGAAATTTTTCAGAAACTGAACTTATTAAAGATATATGCGAACATCCTAATTCTATCGCATCTGCTAGTTTAGAACTAGATGGAATTAATAAATACAATGGTATGTCTTTCCCTTCGGGAATGCAACCTAGCTCTACTAGTAAGTCTTTCCCTTCGGGAATGCAACCTAGCTCTGGTAAGTCTTTCCCTTCGGGAATGCGATCTAGCTCTACTAGTAAGTCTTCTCTGCGATCTATCTCTAGTGATAAGTCTTTATCTTCAGGAATGCAACCGAGTACTACATCTCTTGTCATTTTATATAGAATAGCAGAGTCGGCTAACATAGGTAGGATTTTTGGTGAAACTAATGATCCAATTTCAACTGCTTGTGGTGTATAATGAACACAAGATTTTGTAAACATATTTAATTTATATGTGGTGTCAAGTATTTCTTTTGAACTTTGTAGTCCATCACGTAAACTAACATCAAATGGTTTGGGAGATCCTAAATTTTTATATATTTTTGTATACTGGGGATTTGATTTTAACCAAGATCCAAAAGATTTAGCACAAGAAATATTCATATTAGATTAATATTTTAATTTAATAAAATAAAAAGTAAATTTTTAACAAATTTCTTTATCTCATAATAACTGAACCATCTGAATCATATGCCCATATTCCATAATTTATATGTAAAAATACTAACATTTTTTCTATTAATAAATCTTGGAGCTCTTCTTGATTATGTTTTATTAAATCAGTTGGATCCAAATGTATACTTATTAGTCTAATAAATGGATTTGTTGTATTGATAATTGCAAAAGTATGAGATGAATTGTCTGTTAGTGGTGATAAAAGTATTCCTTGAATATTTCTACCTGTTATTTTCTGAACTGTTTCAACACATTTTATAAAATTATGTATATAATCTAATGACTCTTTTGTTTTTTCACATTTACTCTGAATACATATGGTTATATTAGATCCAAATACATCAAACATATGATTTATTTCTGTACAACTTGGACCAAATTTATTAATAATATCTTTTTCTGTTGCAACATTTGATACATTTAAGATACTTAACAAAGTTTGATGAACTTTATTTTCAAACTCAATACATACTTGTCTTGGTTCTTGTTCATTTATATATGCGATCCCATTAATTTGAGTACTAAATCCAGTTCCACCTTTAGATAATTTTATTGGTGGAAATCCGTCTTTCATTTATAATTATTACAATTATTATAATAATTATTACAATTATTATAATACAAATTAAAAAATAAAACAATTTTTTATCTCAATTTTTTATTGATGAGTTATACGATGAGTTATACGATGAGTTATACGATGAGTTATTCAAAAAATCTTTAAACTAGAATTTAAAAAATCTCTAAACTAAATTTATAAAATGGATATAAATTTAGTTGGAGCTGGTATTATGAATTCTGTTAAACCATATTGCAGAAAGCACGTGATTGAATCACTTGAAGCTTCTGAATTTGCTTTACTAAACACTATAATAATTGGATTTATATTAGTTGTATATATAGTATGGTCTAAAAAATCTGTAAAAGATATTTGTTCTAAATACTACACACTAACTTGGACCCAACTTATTTCTATTATAGCATTAAGTATTATTACTGTTACAGGAACTATATTGAAACTAACTCATGATAAAAAATCTAATCCCACATTTACTAATGGGTTAATAGTTAAAGGAATTACCAGTGCTATTGTAATAACAGTTGGTATACTTTTTTATAATGAAACTTACACTTGGAAAACTTGGTTAGGTATTGCAATGATTGGAATTGGATTATACTTACTTGGTTAGAATTTTTTAATTATCTTTGTCTTCAATAGGTTTCTTGTATAAATATCTAATCAAAGGAATTGATACTGGCCAAGTTAGTCCAATTAATCCATTAATTATAGCCACATATATAACTTGAAAAGCTGCATCATATGCACAAACCACATGAGTTAACATTCGAAGACTTGGTGGTAATGAATATTTAGATTTGATAATCTCAGGATGAGTAAATACTATATTTAAACTACCAGATAGAACACCCCCAATAAAATGAATATGTTCCACATTTAACTAAAAATGATCCAACAGGCAAAATAAAATTATCTCTAATTGTTTTCATCATATATTTAATGTATATATGATGAATTGTTCTAAAAATAAAATAATTCAATTTTTTAAAAACCATTCATATCGAGCCAATTCTTAGCATCTTGCATGTATCCATGGTTCTCTTCCAGAAAGAACTCAGATGGATCCTTTGCAATTGCTTCGTCAAGTTCACACCAAAAAGTGTATTGGACTTCTGTAACATCAGAATGGTCTTTTATAGGTGGAAGATTAGTCCCACCAAACTCAACAACTACAAGGTAAAGATCGGTAGAACTACCACGTCTCTCTCCCCACTGAACTTGTTTACCACTAATTGGATCTACACCAGTTATAAAAGTATATCTGGGATCTCGATCAGGATCCGAATAACTCTTAAGATAGATAGTAGTCGTTCCATCATAGTCATCACGATTAAATCCACATTCTTCAGATAATGTACGATCAATATCTTGCTTGGGGATTGATGTTCCTCCTTCTAGATGTTCGCCAGCTCCACTTGCAAGAACTCCAGGCATGTCAACAGTTTTTGTGTTGGTACCACGACGAACTAATCTGATATATCTTTTACCAGCTACTATTGTAATTAGTACAACATCTAGTGCACGTTGTGACATTGGTTGAGTGGTTAAATAACCTTGATACTCTTTACCATTATAAATAGCTAGAACACTCCATGCATTAGGTTCTGAATCTGGTATAACTGGATCTGTATGATTGAAGGGAACCTTATTTGGCAAAATACCTTCACGTGCATCAATAATCTCGATGATATTGCCTGTTTCTATACCTGTAAACCAAGCACTTGTTATTGGTAGATTGTCCGTACCGAAGCGTCGACGTCCAGAATTAGGACCATCTGCAGTCCATATAGATATCATAGCTTGGCTTGATATATTATCTGGAACCAGTAGTTCTTGGCTCGCAGGTGGATGATCTGGACTAGGAGCCGTTGTAGTTCCTAATACAGGACTATAACGGTTCAAGTAAAAAACAAAATTTCCGTCTGTCACTTTGATACAATTATAAAATTGTCCCAATACGAAAAACTTGTTATTATTATTACCAGCAAAAAATGATTTAAGAAAACTCATTGCTTTTTCAAAAAAATATTGAGATTAATTATTTGTATAATCTCATCAATAATACAATAAACAGTTTAACATAAATATTATTTTTCAATTTTTTATGAAAAAATAAGTTGTATTCTAAACTCCTAGCCCCTATTACGTAACATTATTTTTATAATCAGGTTAATTATTATTTAATGATTTTCATGGTCTAAACTATCGTCTGTTAATATTGAATAATTTTGATCCCGGAAAATGTTTTGAAATTTCACTAGACCATGTGTGATATAACTTTTCTATTTATTTGATTAAGTAGCTAGAAGTTTTTTGTTGTTTTTCTATTGTTTTTTTATTATTTTCAATCATTTCCCTATAATCATATGTCATATCTGATATCATATCCAAACATTGTTTTTTAACTTTATCATCTTCATATTCTTTTATTTTTTCTTTTAACTTAGTCTCTTTTTTGGGATCTAATTTAACACCTGCACAATCTAACATCATTTTTGCAAAAAATAAATGATTCATTCCGCGATCATATAATAGTTCTATTATTTTGCTTTTGTCTTTGGTTTGCCATCTACAAATAAAATCTTCATCATAATCAAATAGTTGAACCCTATTATCTCGTCTATTTGTGTTTAATATATTCATACGTTCTGGTTTTTCAGGATTAAAATGATGCTCTTTGATGAACTGTTTGATGGCCTGATCTGGATTAGAAGCATATTCCAAATATTTTTCAGTTGTTACTTTGTAACCAGTTTCTCTAAATGGTAAAAGTTCAACAACCTTTTTTAAATCTTCTGACGAGTTAACATTAATTTGAATATTGTTATTTATATTATTATTTAATGTTCCAATATTATTTAAATTACCAGCAACATTTGTTGTATTAGCTGTATTAGCTGTATTTGTTGTATTTGATATATTTGTTGTATTATTTTGATTTATTGGATTAGTTTGATTTGTTTGATTATTAGCTGGATTATTAGTTGTGATAGCACTATCAGTTAAAAATGCTGGACTTGTTATAAAACCACAAACCTTATGTGATAAATGATATTCTAAATTTTGCCTACATTTAAAATTTTTATTACAAGATGTACATTTTAAACCTTGTAATTTTTTACATATATTACTATTAATATGTTTTTTATAATTTGTACATGATGACAATATTTTAAAACAATTTTTACATTGATATTTTTTTATTTTTATATAGGAGTTTATATCTTCAAAAGATATATTTAAAATTAAATATTTATTTAATAATGATGATAAAAACATATCACATTTTTCTAATTTTTTAAAATTATGATCCAAAAAACAAATTGGACATTTCATTTTATTTATAATAATAAAATATATATTTAAATATTAATTTTCATAAAATAGGTTCTTAAATTAATAATAGAACCTATTTTATGAAAATTAATATTGAATATATATACACATAGAACCTTTTTTATGAAAATTGAACCTAAAATCATGAAAATAAATATAATCTTCATTATGAGCTTAAAATATTTTTTCATTGTAAATAATGATCTAAAAACTTTTTTTATGAAAGTTATTTTTTCAGCGGGAGAGAGAGACGATTTTTGGCCCTCCAGAAAAAAAATCTGGTCAGAAAAAATCTGGGTAAAAAATAAAAATAAAATTTTTAAGACGTTTACAGACCAAAAACAGGTTTTATATTTTTCTAATTGTGTTACCAATTAGAAAAAAGTATTTTAGATATAAAATTAATTAAATATCTTAGCTACTATCGAAACTGATTTGACAGTTGCAGACCAACCTGCCCATGGAGCACTACAAATCCAAAATGTAACTTTAGAACCTGGAATTATTTCATCTTGTTTTATTAAATGTGTATACATAGATAATGAATTCTTTTCTCTATCAATAAAAAATGCAGGTAGAATTTTATTTGTTCCAATTTGATATCTTAAATTACAATGTCCTGTACCTCCCCATCCTTGATCAGTACATGAAACTTTAATTTCAATATGTTCAAATATTTTTTGATCTAATTCGGGTATTATAAAATCAAATGCAATTTTATATGGCCAATTAGAACCATAACCTTCACATTCTAATAAACCAGAATTATCAGAAGTATTCACATAAACTTGATTTACAAACGAACATGCAATATTAATTATATTATTCTGTTTTTTACCTGGACTTACAAGTTCTAATTTATTAACACTTGTTGGCTCTTGAAATAGTACTTTATTTGTCGGCTCTTCAACTTTTTCTGATTTGATAGATCCAGGTTCATTGTTTTTTAGATAGTGACCTACATGTTGTGCAAGTAGTAACAATATTTGTTCTGATGACATATTTGTATTATCATTAGACTCTTTTTCTAAAAAATTTTGTTCATCATCATCTAGATCACAACCAGGTTGTGTTTCCAATCCTAACATTTTTAATACAGATTTGGAAGTATTGTCTTCAGGATTTGTATTTGTTACTATAAATATACATTCATTTAGTTCATCTATTGATATTCTTCCATTTGGTTTGTTTCCTGCTTTT